AGGCTGAGCGGCAGCTCGCGGACCAGTACGGCCTCGACGACGCGCAGCTGTGGTGGCGCCGGCAGCAGGTGGCGACGCTGGGTGAGGCGAAGTTCCGGCGGGAGTACCCAGCCTGCCTCGACGACTGCTTCCTGGCGCGCGAGGGCGGCTACTTCGAGCAGGACCTGCTCGAGGCGGTGTCGGTCATCGACCCGCGCCAGCCCAGCGACCCGTGCGAGCTCGCGGCGCCGCACGCCATGGACCGGTACGTGATGGGCGTGGACGTGTCGGGGGGTCACGGTGGCGACTACTCGGCGCTGTGCGTGGTGTCGGTGTCGACGGGGCAGGTGGTCTTCGCTGAGCGCAGCAACCGCTTGAGTCCGAAGACGTGGGCGCACCGCATCATCCAGGTGGCCTCCCGGTACAACAACGCGCTCACGCTGGTCGAGTCCAACAACCACGGGCACGCGGTGCTCCTCGAGGTCGAGGCCTGCGGCTACCGTCAGCTGTGGACGCGGGACGGCCGCCCCTGGGTCACGACGCTGCAGAGCAAGCTTGAGCTGTGGGACGGCGCCCGAGAGGCGCTGCGCCTGGCGCAGGTGCTCGACCGCTCGACCTGGATGGAGCTGCGCGGCCTCACCATCCCGCCGGGCAAGGTGGCGCCCGAGGCGCCGACCGGCGCGCACGACGACGCGGCCATGGCCTACGCGCTCGCTGTGCGCTGTCTGCGCGATGTTCCTGGCAGTTGGCGCACGCAGGCGCTACAGTCGGGCGGCCGACACCGCGTCGACGACCTGCTGCGCTCTGCACGAGCTCGCCGCATCCGCGGCGCGATGCCCTTCTGAGGTCCCCGATGATTAGCCCGACGCAGGCTCAGGCCATCCTGCAGGCCCACGACACCTATTGGGAAGCGCGGCGCGAGCGGCTGCGCGACTGCAAGAAGCTCTACATGACGGACTTCTGGCGGCACGAGGCGGTCTACGACGCCATCCTGCGCACGGAGGTCCCGAAGGCCTACCAGGTCGTGGAGTCCTACCTGGGCTCCCTCTACGCGAAGAACCCCGCCGTTGTGGTCGAGCCCGACCTGCGGCGGCGCGGCAACCCGGATGTCGCGGAGGCCACGGCCAACCAGTACCTGCTCACGGTGCGGCAGCAGCTCGAGGACGCGACGCGCATGGCGCTCATCTACCCGTGCAGCTTCATCAAGCTGGCGCCCGTCGTCTCGACGGACCCGCTGAAGCGCGTGGCGGCGTCGGCGCTCCCTCCCTGGGAGGTGGTGGTCGACGACACCGCCACGAGCTGGGAGCAGCAGCGGTGGGTCGGTCACGTCTACCTGATGCCCATCCCTGAAGCGGCGCAGCAGTACGGCAAGGGGCAGGAGGAGTTCCGGGCGCGCAGCTACACGCGCTGGCTGGAGCAGGACCGGGCCGGACTGCCTGTGGAGCGCCAGGTTGACCTCCGCGTCGACGAGGGCTGGGTGCGCGTGCTCGAGCTCTACGACCTGGAGGCCGACAAGCTGTTGGTCTGGTCGCCAGACTACCAGGGCGGGCGGGGCTTCCTGTTTGAGGGCATCAAGGTCCAGGTGGGCGCCCTCGACCCTGACGCTGGCGCAGACGTGAGCGAGGCTGAGCTGCAGGCCGAGGAGCAGCACGAGACCACCGGCATCCCCTTCAAGACCACCAGCGGCAGACCGGTGGTCCCCATCCTGCCGCTGTACTTCTCGCGCGACCCGGACGTGCCGCTGCGGGGCTACGCGCTCGTCGACCGCTCCTTTGACCAGTTCCGCGAGCTCAACCTCATGCGCACCTACCAGGCGCAGGGGGTGCGGCGGATGGCTCGCCAGTGGCTGGTGCGCCAGGGCTTCCTCAGCGACGACGCGGCGGCGAAGGTCAGCGCCGGCCTGGATGGTGAGTTCATCGAGGTGGACCTGGCGCCCGGCAGCCCCCTCGAGGGGAACATGATGCCGGTTCCGCAGGCGCCCATCCCGGGCGACATCCAGCTCTACGCGCAGACGGTGCAGCAGGACATCAGCGACGCAGGCCTCTTGGCGCCCTTCACGCGCGGAGAGGTCACCAAGAGCACGGCCACCGAGCAGAACTTGCTCGCGGCCTACACGTCCAGCGAGGTCGGGCGGATGGCCCGCACCCGTGACGGGCTCATCACCGACCTGGCGCGGACCTACAACATCATGCTCAGCGTCGTCCTCGGCGACGAGGCCGAGCCCCTTGCGCTGCCCAACCCTGTCGGCCCCACGATGCTGAGCGCTGAGGACCTCACTGGCGACTTCAGCTACTGGGCGGTCGATGCTGGCACGACGCCGATGGGCGACCTGCAGAAGCAGCAGAACTTGCAAGCCCTGGCCCCGTTGCTTGTGCAGCTCGGCGCAGACCCGGCCAGCGTGCGCGAAGAGCTCGTGCGCAGCTACCAGCTCCCCGAGCGCCTGGCGCAGCCGCCGGAGGCCCCTGAAGCGCAGCCCGGCGCCCCTTCCCCCATGGGCGAGATGCCCCCCGGAGTGATGTGATGCCCATGCTTGCCCCCGAGGTCGCGCGGCCGATGCCCGCGGAGGCCACCGCCATGATGGACGCTGCCGCGGCGCAGGATGCGCTCGTGGGCGATGAGCTCAGCGCCCTGGTTCCGAAGCCCGACAAGCCCTACAGCGGCAAGGTGGTCACGTCGCTGGCCAAGGCGCTGACGGCCGCGGCGCAGCTCATGGGCATCCAGGTCGAGCCCGCCGCCTACACGGGCGCGGTCGAGCAGCTTGACGGCGACCTGCTGCGCTTCCTGGCGATGTTTGAGGCTGCGGCGAAGGACTACGGCCAGCCCTACCCGGTGCCCCTGTCCGGCATCAAGGGCGACAGCGAGCTCACGGCCATCACCGCCCATCTCATGCGCCTGGCCAAAGACACGGCCTTCAAGGACTTCCTCGAGGCGCCGGCTGAGGAGCTGCCGCCGGAGGGCGAGGCCATGGAGGTCATGGAGGTTGAGGAGCCCATGAGCGAGCCGCCCGGCACCAAGGCGCCCGCCTTCGACTTCAAGTCCCGCATGCGGCGGTCCTGATGCCGTTCGGCTCCATCGCTCGCGCGCTCAAGGCGGCCTTCGGCTTCGGCGGCGGTGGGCCGACCACCATCATCCCCCGCAGCCGCGGGGCGCAGTACCGGTCGCAGTGGGGGGTCTCGGGGCAGCAGCAGCTCATCGAGGCCATCCAGCGCAAGCAGCCGGTGCAGTTCTTCTACGAGGACAAGTGGCAGCCGCCCGGCACGCCTGGCGCGCTGGGGCCTCGCATCGGCAACCCCCACGCCATCTGGGTCGGCACCAACGGGCGCACCTACCTGCACCTCTACGTCGACCCGCAGAGCGCCACCGCCACCGGCGACCTGCCGGGCTGGCGCACGTTCCTCATGGACCGCATTCAGAACGTGGCGACCCTCGAGCTGGGCAGCAGCTTCTTCGGGCGCCCCATCCAGTTCGTGGTCGCTCCAGGGTGGAATCCGTCCTACTACTCTCAGGTCGGGCGCCCCATCCAACTCCTGCAGCTCTGAGCTGCTCAACCCCAACCGGGAGACTGCATGTCCACCCCGAGCTCGTTGGCTGAGACCGTGCTGGCTCAAGCCCAAGCGCAGGCCGCCGCGCCTGCCCCCACCCCCGCCGCTGTCGATGCGACTGCAAGCGACAGCGGAACTGACAGCGGAACTGACAGCGCTGACGATGGCGGCGCTGAGGCGCCCGCCGGCCTGAGCTGGGAGGCGGCGCTGAAGCGCGTGCCGCCTGACGTGGCCAAGCTGATGAAGTCGATGCAGGCGGACTACACGCGCAAGACGCAGGAGGTCGCCAGCCAGCGCAAGGAGCTCTTGCGTGAGCGGGAGGCTCTCAGCAAGGGCATGGCGCAGGTCAAGCCCCCCGCCGAGCTGCCCGCCTACGACCCCTTCGACGAGGGCACCATCAAAGCACGCATCGAGGCGGAGGTGGCGCGGCGCCTGCAGGAGACCATGGCCCCCATCATGGCCGAGCACGAGATGCTGCAGGCCGAGGAGGAGTACCAGGTGTTCTTGCGCCAGGCGCCCGACTTCGAGACCGACGAGGCGCTGCGCGGCGAGGTGCAGAAGGTCCTCGAGGCCAACCCGGCCATCGACCTCGAGACCGCCTACTGGGCGGTGAAGGGCCGGCGGGGCACTCAGGCCAGCGCAGAGGCCAAGGCGGCCGACAAAGCGCGGAAGGCGGCGGAGCGTGAGGCGGCCCAGCGCGGGACGGCGCTCCCTCGGCGCGGGGCTGCTCCCGTTCGGCCCGCCGCGGCTGAGGTCAAGCGGATGAGCACCGAGGACATCCTGCGTCTGGCGCAGCGCCTCAGCGGGCTGTAGCCGTTGCATCCTGCAGCGACAGGGGCTATCCTCTGCGCTGCAGGCCCACCCTCG